CCGTCATCACGACCGCGATCATTTTTATGTCACACCCAGTGGTGTTCGCAAACAGACACTACAACCAGACCAATTTAAGAAGATAAAAATTTTAAAAGGTCCTGTTACATTATGGCAAGAGATGCCTTACAGTGATATCTCTATAGGATTGAAACCCACAGGAGAAATGCCTTTACATTTTGGACTACAAAAATCTATTCATAAAGATGAAGTTAGAGTTGTAACACACCTTCATCCGACTTATTGTGTGGCCGCTATGCATGCCGGTATAGAATTAAGTGAACTAGTAAAAGATTTTCCAGAACTTAGTCGATATACAAGGGTAGCAACGAACGTAGGTGATGTTCCTCCTATATCACAGGAACTAGGAGATCAGTGTCACAAAAACTTGGGTTTAAATGAAACTACAGGTGAGATTAAGTACGATATCGTAGGTATCAAAGGTCACGGGGTTGTAGCCATAGATCAATCTCCATGGAGATCCTTCGAACATATCGAGCGACTGGAACATATCTGTAAAATAGTTTTAGCCTCAGGTAACTACTAATGTTAACAATCATATATACCTTGGTGATGGTACAAATCACCATAGCCTGTGTTACTCTGTATCTACATCGTAGCCAGGCACACAGAGCAGTGCAGTTCCATCCTGCGGTAGCACACTTTATGCGTTTTTGGTTATGGCTAACCACAGGCATGGTCACAAAAGAATGGGTGGCCATACATCGTAAACATCATCAACGCAGCGACCAAGAAGGAGATCCGCACTCACCTCAGATATGTGGTATCTGGCGTGTGCTGTTTGGTGGTGCCTTGCTCTATGTCAAAGCAGCAAAAAATAAAATACTTCTACAGGAACTGGGCACAGGTACGCCCAACGACTGGATAGAAGAAAACTTATACACCCCACACAGTCGCCTAGGGATTCTCATAATGTTGATCATAGATCTTGCTCTTTTTGGTCCTGTGGGATTCGTGGTCTGGGGTGTTCAAATGCTGTGGATACCTTTCTGGGCAGCAGGAGTTATCAACGGACTGAGCCATTGGTGGGGATATCGCAACACAGACACCAAAGATACTAGCCGTAATCTTTGGCCTTGGGCTGTATGGATAGGTGGTGAAGAACTACATAATAATCATCACGCAGATGGTGCCTCTGCTAAGTTCAAACAACGCTGGTATGAAATAGACATAGGATGGATCTATATACTAATCTTAGAGTTTTTCAATCTAGCCAAAATAAGAAAAACCAACTGATCTTTCACAATAAATATCTGCCTAAGGCAACGAGAGGCAGATATGGAAGCAAGATACAAAGAACTAGAAACACTGGTAGGCAAGTTTGTCAGAGACGTACCCCAAGGCCAAGCATACGCAGATAGGCTAGCAGAAGAACTAGAAATCATAGCACGATTGGGTTTCGCCAAACACTTTCTACGAGTAGTAGAGATACTGAATCTCACTAGAGATATCCCCCACATAACCAGAGGATCTGCAGGCAGCAGTTTGATCTGTTGGCTGTTAGATATATCTGATGTAGATCCAATTAAAGAACATATACCCTTATCACGCTTCATGAATCCCAAGCGCGATGACCTACCCGACATCGACTTAGATTTCCCACATTGGCAGCAGGAAACAGTGATGAATCGCATATTCAAACACTGGCCAGGACAGAGTGCTCGTGTGTCAAACTATGTGACCTATAAAGAAAAATCTGCACTGAGAGAAGCAGCCAAACGCTATGGTGCCAAAGGCACGCTGAAACGCAACTTCAAACTAGAAAACGTCATTGACAAGAGTTTCGTAGAGGAAGCACAGCGTCTGGCCAATAAACTTTTAGGCAAGAAACGCTGCATATCAAAACACTGTGGCGGCATACTGATATTTGATCGTTCAGTACCTAAGAGTCTAATCAACGGCGATAATCAAATCCTGCTAGACAAATATGAGATAGAAGACCTAGAGCATTTTAAGATAGATATACTGGCCAATCGCGGACTGAGCCAACTGTGGGAAATAGAACAGCGTGACTTATTAGACTATCCAGAAGAGGATGAAGCCACTGCCGAATTGCTGAGCCGTGGAGATGTTCTAGGAGTTACACAGGCAGAGTCGCCGGCGATGAAGAGACTGTTCCGTGCTATCCGTCCTAAGAGTCGTGCCGACTGTGTACTAGGCACAGCACTGATACGCCCTGTGGCTACCATGGGCCGCCGGAAAGCATCGTTCTTCCAGGACTGGTCCAAAGACAACTTCGATGAAACTATCGTGTTCGAGGATGATGCCATAGAACTAATATCGGAGATCCTAGGCTGCGACCAATACACCGCAGACATGTGGCGCAGAGCATTCGCCAAGAAGAACGAAGAAAAGATGTTTGAGTTCATGCAGTTGGTAGGTAATCATCCCCGCAAGGACGATGTGTTTGCCGCCCTGCGAGAGTTAAGCCATTTTGGCCTATGTCGTGCCCATGCGATAAATCTAGGTAGATTGATCTGGGCCTTGGCCTATCAGAAGGCACATAATCCGGAACGGTTCTGGCAGGCAGCACTGAAACACTGCCAAGGATCATATGCTCGCTGGGTCTATCATCAAGAAGCCAAACTGGCGGGCGCTGTGCCTGCCATAGGTGAAGGCGGTGAGGTAGACGATCTCATGAAGACTGGCCGCTGGCGATCAGAGAGATTCATACCTGTGTGCCAAGAGATAAGAAAACCAGGATCTGTAGAGTTCTGTGGATTGGTCGCTAACTATCGCGTGTTCAAATCCAAACCTCGAGAGTACATCACATTCGTCACACTGGGCACGGGCAACGGTCGTTATCTAGATGTAGTGGTTCCTCATGCCATTTCATTCCACGATCATCCAATCTTATGGGGATCGGGCAGATTGGGCTACAAAAACAATTCGGAATATGTTACAGTATACAAGCACAAGAAGTTCACTCTAGAGGAGATTAAATGAGGGGTTATATAGCCGCCGCCATCATATGCGGCATCACTGCACTTATCATAGCAGGACTGTGGTCCGTGAGGGACCAACATCTCGCATGGCATTTTTGGTTCTGCCAGTATTACGATTCCGAATGTCACTGAAAGGATAATCATGTACGGATTATACAAATTTTTACGCTTACTGTTTAGGACCTTTTGGCAACTGTTGGATCCCAACTTCAATGGTTTGAAAAATGCTCCCATGCAGATCAAATACATCGCCAGCATCATGCTAGCATGTTTTTGGGCCCTGGCATTTACCTTGTATGCTGGTGAAATGTGGTATCTAGGCTACAATGTGTTTGGACACATGGCCATCGTCAGCATGGCGTTCATAACTTGGTTGGTGATCAAGACTGTGCAGAAACAGTATCCAGAACGGCCAAAATATGATCAACTGCGTCAACCGGATCGTGCTCAAAGAGATTTCGAGATGAGTGATGAACAGCGACAAAAACTGGCTAAGAATATCTGATGGACAAAGCAATTGACATATTCAAATGGATTTTTATGTTTGTCTGGGGACCGATTGTAGGCACGGGTCTATTGATTTATATACTCATATGGACTGTGCCTGTAGAGATATACAAAAAAATACAACATCGAAAACAACCCAAACCTGCACATGAACTTCCTATACAGAAACTTATCGATCAAGTAAAAGAAGAAAACAAACCAAAGACTACCAATAATGACTGGAGTAGCGCATGAACGAACGAATTCAAGAACTAGAAAAACAATGCTGGAGCCATCGTGTAGAGGGTGCTCTAGTAGACGGACAATTACACTTTGATACTCATAAGTTCGCTGAGTTGATTGTGCGGGAATGTGCCGAAGTTTTACAGAAATGGAAAGGTGAACCTTTTCCTTTTGATGAAGACCTTGCGGCAAGTTTGATTAAAGAACATTTCGGAGTTGGAGAATGTGGATAATGTATGTTGTCTGGGCTTTCAATGCCCCTACCGAATCTAGGATCGCTGCTTACGCATTGGAGGCTCAATGCCGAGCGGATCTGGCAGTGGTGGCTAAAGATACTAGGATCGTCAAAGCAAAATGCGAATATAGATCTGACAGTGCGTTTCGTTACTAACAAAAGGATAAAAATATGTTACAGTATATAAACATAAGAAATTCAATCTAGATCAAGTGAGACATGTAAAATGAGAACAATGAGCAGAGTACATCTATATCCACACAAAGAGCCTAACGGCACAGGCTATATCGTAGCAGAACGCAGAGGACTTAGAGCCTTAGCAAAGAAACTAGAACAGGCCGCAGATGGTGCAGTAGGCTTAGAAACTATCACACTATACGGGTCGGACGGCCATCCATACAAACTAATGATCGTCACTGATATCACAGAAGACGAATGGCAAAATCTACCATTGCCTAAAGAAAAAAACAGCGATCCGTCGACTTTAGATATCGTTAAGATTTACAACGATTTTAAGTCTACTGCTGAATAAGACGAAACCTCCCGAAGGAGGTTTCTATTCTATAATTCTGCTACGCAGACGATATTATTTCTTGACACCTTGATTAACGAAAGCATACATCTTTTCAGCAGTTTCTAGAACTTTGTCTAGACCTGGAAATTCAGGCATACCTACTGTGGTAACGATCTGACCAGTTTTGTCATCGCGCTGGGCTGACATTTCCCAACCCTGCCATTTGTAGGTGAACTCTTGTGCAACGATGTCTTTGGCTTCTTTGAGGATCTCTGTACGGATCTCATAGCCGTTCTTGTTGAACTTGACTTCGGGTGCTTTTACTTCTGGTACAATAAATGTATTTGACATAATTTTCTCCTTGTGTGTGTATGTCTTAGTTGGCTTCTTTTTCTACTTTGTAGGGAGCCCGTGAAGCCTGCTCCTTCTTAGGACCGCATTGATCCAAAGAATACTTAGCCAGATCGATGGCATTGAGCACTATCATCTTGGCGAAATCTGTCTGTGCATCTAGATAACGATCTGCTATTCGTTGTAGTTGTTCGTCTTGAATGATGCGTCTGGATACAGAGCGTTTGGTGTTCTGTATGATGTCTATAAAAAACTCTGGGGTGAACATTATGATCTCCGTGTGTGTCTTACTATTATATATCTTTATTTTCGTAAAACAAGATTATTTATGGTAAAAATTCTCTGTTATTTTCCCAATTGAGGTAATACCAACGCCAACTCGGACCGAATCTTACTTTGCAATAGTATTCTACCCAAGGATCCCAAAGTGCTAGATAACGTTCAAACACGCTTCTCGCCTAGCATCAGTTTCCTCACTTCTTCATACTTGTTCTGTCGGGTCAGTGTGACTGCTTCTCTAGCCAGCATTATAGAATCAAAAAGAGCTATCATCCATTTCATCGCCATACCCTAGCCCCTAGCGTTCCATTTTTCTTGTAGTAGGCAAGGACTTGCTCTGCTCTACGCATTTGTGCGTCTGTGATAAAATCTATGAAAGATTTGAAAAAGTTTTTGATCATCTGTGTATCTCCTGTGTATCAGTATTTATACTGAGACATGTGCGACCGCACAAAATACTGAGATTTGACATTAGATTAAACATGTTGTAATATTGATATCAAATCAGTTAAATACATCGTATAGTCGAGACTTATATGAAACTTAAAACCAGAAGCATTCTACAGGAATTAAACAGCATAGCCGAAGTGCGCAGCACTGACGCTTTAATCGAAAGCAGAGCCACTAATATCATCAACTCTGCTATCAACCTATTAGAAAGCATCCATAAACATTATGAACCAGATCAGGCCCACGAACTAGAGCGTAGATTGATAAATGCTGTCAAGGGTCAAGATCCCAGCAAATTCGTGCGAGGAGTGCGAAGGATCGCAGAAGATCGCAGACAGAAACGAAAATTAGAAGAATCCAAAAATGAAGAATAATGTATTCGAAGGAGGAAACATATTTAAAGATGCGGATAAACAGCCTCTGACCCGCAGGATCACTAGATCAGAAATCCCTACCACTATCGCCTATCTAGAAAAGGAAACAGCAGTCGATTTTTCAACTGACAAGGATGAAGAAGGAGTACCTATCAAATGGTTAGGTACCACGGGACGCAAAGCCGACAGCGGAGACCTCGATCTTTCAGTAGATGCCAACGAAATCAACAAGACAGAATTCGCAGACAAACTGAGAACTATATTCGGAAAAGAGTCTGTGAAATTGAGCGGAGATAATGTACACTTAAAAACTCCTATCAACGGAGATCCTGCAAACGGGTTTGCGCAGACAGACTTCATGTTTTCAGCCAATCCTAAATTCCAACAAGGTAGCATGCTAGGCAGCGGACCAGATAGCCCTTTCCGCGGAGAACATCGTCATATACTATTAAGTAGCATTGCCAGGGCAAGAGGAATGAAATATTCCCCCAAATTTGGTCTCATGAATGTAGAAACTGACGAAACAGTTCCAGGAGGGGATGATTGGAATACCATAGCAAAAACCCTGCTAGGCAAGACCGCCACGGTTAAAGATATACGTTCTGTAGAAAATATCATCGCGTACATAAAAAAATTACCCAACTATGAAGAATTAGTCGCGGCTGCCCGAGAAACTCTAGGACGTTCGGGAATCGAACTTCCCAAGAATGAAATGGTAGAAAATTATCAACCGGGCACTATAGGTTGGATGCGCAGAATCATAGATATCGTAAAATGAGAGCCTGGGAACTACTATTAGAAAACGAAGCGCCTGCTCCTAAGAAAGTAGGCCGCGAGTTCAATCATCTCGAAGATCTAGTGTTCACGGAACCCAACGGCGCTCGACGTGCCGTAGAAGTTCTTAAAGGGTTAAGCCAACCAGAGAAAAAGATATCTATTAAGTGGGATGGCAATCCCACTGTGTATTGGGGTCGTGATGACGACGGCACATTCCGCATGGTGGGCAAGAACAACTGGGGTCGTGAAGAAGGTAAATCATCTAGTCCAGACGATCTTAAATCTTTCATCATGAGCAGAGGCAAGGGCGAAGATTGGCGCGAGAAGTTCGCTGGTGATATGGCTGCGATGTGGCCCGTGTTCGAAAAGGCTACCCCCGCAGATTTCCGCGGCTATGTGTACGGGGATATATTATTCCATCCCGGAAAACCCTACGATGGCGCTGATGGAAAGATGAGTTTCACTCCTAATCAGACTACCTATTCTGTCAAGGGACAGAGTGAAATAGGAAGACGCATCGCTGGTGCTAAAGTAGCAGTGGCAGCACATAAAGTGTTTGAATATTTCGGCGATAAATCAGGTGAAGATTTCGCAGAGCCAGAAATATTCGCAGGTAATCCAGAACTGGTGGTGTTTGGACAAACATATATGACCACGAAACCTGCGGTCAATGCCGACAATCTCAGCGTTATCGAAAAGTTGGCTAATCAGATCGGTCCTAAAGTAGACAAACTATTGGCTCCGGTCTCTGGACTAGGAGATCTACAGACTATCATTTATACCTTCGTCAACAATCAATCTAAGGCCAAGGCCTTAGATAAAATCGATTCGGCTAGTTTTTTCCAGTGGCTGCAGAACAGCAAAGTAAGCACCGGCAAGCAGGCAAAAATCGCCGACCTCGACAAAACCAATCCAGGCGTGATGGACGGAATGTTTTCTCTGGTAGTAGAATTAATGAAAGCCAAAGACGAAGTTATACGAGAACTGGACCAGGCTGAAGGTGATATCGTGGCTCACACAGGAGGTAAGCCCGGGGGTGAGGGTTACATGAGCACCGATGATGCTGTAAAATTAGTGCCTAGAGATCGTTGGACTCCATATAGAGCCGATTGAGCACGTTTTTTTCCAAAATCTATAAATACTAATGAGAATCGGGCGATTCTCATAATTGCCGGTCCCGGAGCGGGACTGAGATATTAGAGATAAGGAGAAAATATCATGGCAGTCGTAACAAAAGTAAATCCAACAATTGACTCAACACGTGGTCGTGCGTTTTTAGGTAAAACCATTGACAAGTACACTGTTGACATTGTAGCAGCAGTAGACCTATCATCAGCCAACATGGGTCCAGGCGGTGCGTTTCAAGCAATCATTTCTGCAATGTCTAGAATCACAACAATCGTAGGCGTAAGCGCACTAAGAACAAATGGTTCTGGCGCAGGCCGTATGTTCGACGTGATGATCGAGGGCGAGTTCGGAACTGACACCTATGACGGTACCAACTCAGAAACATTGGCTGCACACTTAGAAGACGAAGTGCAAGGTCTTGGTACAGTCAATTCTGTGAACTTAGGTAGTGCTACAGTAACAAGAGCCACAGGCTATCCTCTGTTTGCTAACGCACAGTAATTAGATTCCTCGGGATGGGAAGGGAAGAGCGGATTTATTCCGCTCTTTTTTTATCTCTGTAAATAGTAGCATATTATGGAACGCTACCGAATCATAACCCTAGTAGATATCACCAGAAGCCGGGCCTCACGATCAGAGACGGATAAGATCAAACTAGGACAACAGGCTAATTTCAACAGCCTCCTCCAAGCCCTCGGTATACGTGCCAATATAGATTGGACCAAAGATCCTTGTATGGAGACCGGTAGATTGCCTGACCCAGCCGAGGGTCATGCTGCCTATTGGATATGGGAATTCGAAACTGAACGAGATCTAGTCTATGCCACAGCAGATGATCCAGTGGGATTATTGAAAACAGATCTCCATGGTGTGCCTGTCGTTGACGGACTAAATAACACAGCGATCATCGATCCTGCGGCGTTCCAAACTAGAGGTTCTAAAATCAATATTTGGATACGTGAATCACGGTGATCATGATAAATATACTTTATAAAGGCAAATTTAAGGCGACTTTAATTTAGGCACATGGCTCGGAGCGAGCACTTGACTTAACCTAAGGAGAGCCGGAATGGCCGTAGTAGCAGAACGAGTGAGCGTGCTGGAAACCAAAGTACAGCACATAGATGAAAAGATTGACGATCTCAAAATCGATGTCAAAGACATGCATGATTGTCTCGATCGTACTAGAGATCTGTTAGACGGTAAAATGGAAGAAATGCTTACCGAATACCGTACAAATAGAGATAGATTTTACGAGCATGCTAATTCTCTGCACGAAGAGGATCGCAAAACACACGCGGCGTTGGCAGCGAAAATAGAAGAAATAGAGCATTTTAAAAATAGATGGATGTATCTAGGACTAGGTGCTATCGCTGCCCTGGGATGGGCGGCCCATGTAGATTTAGCAGCTATCGTCCAGATGTTTGGATTTTAAAGATCTTCCCACTTAAATAAGGACCATAGGTCCTTTTTTTTATGACTGATATTTCTAAACGTCTAGATAGATTCATAAATTCTGCACAGAAGAAACTGATACAGGCAGATCAAATCCTTCCCATAAAAACTGATGAAGGAATATTAGTCGGAGATGTTTTGATAATCAGCGAAGGAAATTTAAAACACATCAAAAAAAGAGATCAAATGCTGTTTGTCAATGTCTACCTCAATGCAGTGGCTATAAAATTAGCTAATCTATGTTATAGGAATCCTAGTTCTATCCAGATACAAAAAATATATGCCGCAGATCAGGAATATGGAAAATGGTTCGTCGACAGTCAGATACTGCGCACACAGCACAGAAAAGCCTTAGAAAAACCAGATTACGATCGTGCTGACATGCTGTATTCTCGGTACATAGAAAGCAGAGATAGAGCAGAAAAATCTAAAAATATCGCTAAGACTTTGGCAGACGATTGAATAAATAATACATAATCCTGGATTGGACAATATGAAAACCACAGACCTTTTTAAAATTAATAGATCAAGCAAGCGATTAAACGAAAGCATACTCAAAGTTTTCGGAAAAACCGTCAACCTAGAAAATTTTGATCTAGCACAACTGCATGATGCTCGCAACAAACTACGCACACAGGTAAGCCAGATCCGTGGACAGAGCGGGTTTAACGAAAATCTAGAAAATGATGCTTATCATCAGGCTCAATGGATGCTGGATGCTATCAACTCTGAGATCGCAGAACGCGATGAACACATCATCGAAGCAGATGTAGATGAAGGTATGAGCGAGATCGATATAGATCTACAGACATTAGCAGACAGAGGAGATGAAGAAGATCTTGTCGCTGCACTAGAAGGCGAAATGGGCCCAAATGTGGCGGATGTTCTACAAAACATGATGGATGAAGTCAAAGACGAGCTGGCCTCAAAAGGCATGAACGATGTCATCAACGATTACGACAAGATGATCGAGATACTGTGGGACAAGATAGTTGATGAGCACGGTGGCAATGATTCTGAAGACGAAGGTGGAGAGACCGATGACGGCTATGCTCTAGCGTCAGCAGGTCACGGTTCAGACGAGGATTATGAAAGTATCCAGATCGAAAAAGCGCCTCCAGGAGCCAAGGCCGAGCGTATGGTCAAGCACATCAAGAAAGGCTATGCCGATGATGGAAAACTAACAGATAAAGAACGTTCGATCGCCTATGCGACAGCATGGAAGCAACACAACAAAGAAAAAAATGAATCAGTCAATCAAGGAGATGAAATGACTAAGGTAACAGAAGGCGAGATCCAACAGGCCAGTGCGATCGTTACAGCCAAGACAATGGTAGACAGAGTAGGCCGCTGGATTGAAGAACTTTCTGGCATGGAGAATGATACCTTGCTCCAGCTAGGTGATTCGATCCGTGACGAGATGGGACAAGAGCAGGCTAAGAATTTTATTTCTACAGTGGCACCTGCCATCCAGCAAGCACTCGAAAATTTAAAAAGTGCGAGAGAAACACTATCAACCGGCGTTCGCGCACTCACAGGAGAAGAACAAGCCGCAGGCATGCTAGGTGCTGAACCGGGTGCCGAAGGCGACATGGCCGCGGCACCACCAGATGAAATGAATATGCCAGCCGAAGAACCAGCCGCCGATGAATTTGCCGCGGCAGAACCAGCCGCAGGAGGAGTTGAAGCCGCAGGTCGCGAACAGCGAGAAAGCATCAACTATCAAAGTCGTTTACTAAAAGTATTAGCAGGCTAATGAGATTTTCTGATATCATCAGTGTCGGCGATTTCTTACAGGTCAAAGAACTGGCACCAACTCCCGCCCCAACGCCCGGAAGCCCACCAGGCCAGGCCGCACCGGGACGACCCACTCCAGGTCAAACCCCACCGCAGAGCGGACAACCTCCCGGTGGCTTAGATCCAAAACAAGCAGCATTGGCAGCAAAACAACAGCAAGATCAAAAAAAACAACTGCAAGATCAGATCAAGCAACTCGAACAGCAGTTGGCCGATACTCGAAAACAATTGGCGAGCCTAGGATGAGATTTTTTGAATTCGCAGGTGACCAAGGTGTGGACAAGTTCGTTATGGTTCTTCGTAACTATATAGGTCGCGCTGCTTCTAAAAAAGCACCTGCTAAATTAAACTGGAACGGGTTACAACAGGTCTTACGCAGCAATGGCTTTGAAGTCTCTGCAGATTATGAAACATTCAAAGCCATGTATGATGCCAGCCCTGCGATACAAAATTTGGTTAAGAATTTCAACGACAAAGGTGTGGAATTAAATGTTCCCGGAGCGCCCAAAGATGCAGCAGAACAAGAACCTACTCAAGGCGGAGAAACCAGCCAGGATGTCGTAGACAAAACTGCGGCATCAGCGGCCGCGGGACAATTATCACAGAGCCAAACGACACCTCAGATTTGACAATTCCGAAATAATCCTGTAATATATATAGGATGCAAATACAACACACTCCGCCTCCGTTCGTCGAAAAAATCCAATATAAGCCTTGTCAGCAGATCAATGATCCTGTGACTCGCAAGCGTGTTTATCTAACCCCCGACGGAGAACATCTTCCTAGTGTTACGACTATCCTCGGCGCCACCAAAGATATGACAGCGTTAAACGAATGGAAGAAACGCATAGGAGAAGAGAAAGCTAGGCAGATTACCACAGAAGCCGCGGGAGTAGGCACAGCCATGCACAGCAATCTAGAAAGATTCATTGCAGGTATACAACGCCAACCTGGCAACAATCCTGTTCATATCCAGGCTAATGCTATGGCGGACGTGATTATTTCTAATGGTCTGTCTAAAATCAATGAAGTATGGGCCATGGAGCAGAGCCTTTACTTTCCAGGACTCTATTCTGGGACCACTGACCTAGTAGCCGTGTACGAGGATAATCCCTGCATCGCAGATTATAAACAGACCAACAAGCCCAAGAAAGAAGAGTGGGTGGAAGATTATAAAATACAACTGATAGCCTATATACTAGCACATAATGAAGTTTACGGCACAGACATCCGCGAAGGACATGTGTTTATGTGCTCTCGTAACTGCGAATACCAGCAGTTTGATCTATGGCCCTCGGACTTCAACAAGTACCAAGATCTGTGGCTTAACAAGGTAGAGGAATACTACACTAGCCTAAGATAAATACTCTATAAAGTTAGAGGATACAATCGTGGCCGTTGTGCAAATCTCAAAAATCCAGGTCAGACGTGGCCAAAAAAATTCAGGAATAGGTGTCCCTCAATTAAGTTCGGCAGAATTCGCATGGGCAGTGGACAGCCAAGAATTATTTATAGGCAATGGTTCAATTGCTGAAGGTGCCCCTTATGTGGGTAATACGAAAATCCTCACAGAGCACGATAATATCTTAGAATTAGCATCTAGTTATCAATTCGCAGAACCGGAACCTTCTATTTCTCTCAGCATTCCGAGATCTCTGCAAACGAAACTAGACGAATATGTCAGCGTATTAGATTTCGGAGCAGTACCGGATGGTAGCACTGACAATTCTAGTGCTTTTGAGAATGCCATGAATGAGTTATTTAGAAATCTCGATAGTAGATTTAAAAAAATACTCTATATACCTAACGGTGTTTACATATTCGCCGGAAACCTTAGAATTCCCAGTACTGCTATATTACAAGGTGAAACCAGAGACGGAGCGAGATTAGAATTTAACGCTAATAACATATTGTTCGTTGGCAGCAACGGCGAAGAAGTTGCGGAATTTACCAGCAGCAATCGTCCTCAAAATGTAAAAATAAAAGATTTAACAATCAGTCGAAGCGTTGGTCAAACTGACATTACAGGAGTATACGATTCTACCTTTGAAAATGTTAAATGGGTTTCAGAATATGAATTAGGGGACGCATTCACTGGATCTATATCTTCACAGACTGCTGCAGTCAAGTGGGAGAATAGTTTGCCCGGAACCAAAGTAACAGATATAACCTTTCGTGACTGTATTTGGGAATCAAATCTTTTGTCAGTGAGATCAGATCAAATTACTGTGGATCCTAGTAATCCGCCCATATACGACACACGCATAGATTTTGAGAACTGTCAGTTCTCAGTAGGACACACAGGGATATTAATCAACGGGATAACTAATCAGGGAAATCGCTGGAATATCAACGGCTGTAAATTTGAAGAAATATTTGCAAGAGGTTTTGTATCTAACTATGGTATTGGAACTAAAATACAAAGATCTTCTTTTATTAATTGTGGTAATGAAATCAATACTGCAGCGACTCCTATCACAGATATAATATCATTCGGGCAATCCAATGCAAATATCGTCGTTGACTGCTCGATCAACAGACATCAACAAGGCGGATTTACCAATGTGGCTACCAAAGGCGCCGAAGTTGAAGTCTTAAATTCAAGCAAAACTAGTCTGATTGATATGAATTATGCAGATATCTATCTTTCTGATAGTTTTAGACCGTTGGCAGTATTCAGTGGTTACAATAGATATACCTATATAGATTATGTATTGAATCTGGGCGTTCATTCTAGGGCAGGGCAGATCATCATCATGACTCCCGACGACCAAGGATCGATATCTTTCGCAGATAATTACGCATATTCAACTCCGTTTATAACAGATCCAGGGGGAATTCTTATGACAAATTTTCAATTTAATGTAGAATTAAGAGATAATAACGGGGATAGCGGTTTAGAAACTATCCTGTTGTCATATACGAATCCTTTGTCAACTGGCACGACAGGAACTATTTCGTACTCTATCACCTACGGTGTTTGATCTACACGGCGTAGATAGATTAAACGAA